TCTTTGGGTGCATGGCGTGACGGCCATTGAAGAAAGGATAGCGGCCAATGGCCCTCACTTCCAATCACGTCAATAACGAACTGATCAAATTCCGCAGGACGGCTGCAACCGACTTCCTGCGCAAGAACCGTCTCGACCCGTTCATGGGCCCGGACACCACCTCGCCGATCGTGCGCCTGAAGGATCTGGCGGCGGATGGCAAGTCGATCAATATCCCGCTCGTCACCCAGCTTTCCGGCAACGGCGTCGGCGCCGGCACGCTGCGCGGCAATGAAGAGCAGCTCGACAGCTACGGCTTCCCGATCTACGCCGATTGGGCTCGTAACGCTGTTGCGAACAACCGCGCGGTGAACAAGGAGTCGTCCTTCTCGGTTCGCTCCACTGCTCGATCGCTGCTTTCGGGCTGGTCGCGCCGCATCGTCCGCGATGACCTTGTGGATGCCCTGCTGTCGATCCCGACCGCCGCGGCTCAGTCCGGCCGGCTTTCGGGCGCCAACGGCGGCAACCGCGTCAACGGCATCAAGTGGTCGGCAGCGACCACCGCGAACAAGAACTCCTGGACCGCCGCGAACTATGACCGCGTGCTGTTCGGCTCTGTCGTGGCGAACTACTCCTCGACTTTCGCGACTGCCGTTGCGAACGTCGATTCCACCAACGACAAGATGACGGCTGCGGTTGGCTCGCTGGCGAAGTCTCTCGCTCAGCAGTCCGGCGTCAGCTCGAGCAACCCCGGCACCTACAACGGCCGACCGAAGATCACGCCTTGGATGGAGAAGGACACGGACCAGGAATGGTATCTGGCCCTCCTCGGCTCGCGTGCCATGCGCGATCTCAAGGCCGATCCGACCATGTACCAGGCCAACCGGGACGCTCGCGAGCGCGAGAACAACCCGACCAAGAAGAACCCGCTCTTCACGGGCGGCGGTCTGGTCTATGACGGCGTGATCTATCTGGAAATCCCGGAGATCACCCAGCGCCTGCTTCTGACCGGCGTGGGCAACAGCTCGATCGACGTTGAGCCGTTCTTCCTGCTCGGCCAGGGCGCCATGGCCTACGCGCTCGGCCAGATGCCGCGCCCGACCCAGCTCGAGGATGGAGACTACGACTTCATCACCGGCATGGGCATCGAGGCGCAGTACGGCGTTGGCAAGATCGCCAAGGCTCCGCAGTCGGTGTCCGGCGCCACGGTCGGCGATCTCGTCGACTGGGGCATGGTGACCGGCTTCGTGTCCGGTGTGGCGAACGCCTAACGCATAGCAACAGGAGAATAGCCACATGGCAAACCGTATCGCCTATACCCAGCCTCAGGTTGGCCCCAACGGGTTTTCCCGTACCATGAAGACGCTTGGTGATTCCGGCATCGCAATCACCGCGGCGGAAAACGTCACGGGTAACACCGTGGCGCTGATGAAGGTGCCCGCCGGGTTCACCGTGACCGGCGTTTACCTCAAGGTCACCGACATCGACACGGGCGGCTCGCCTGCGGTGTCTCTGACCCTCGGCGACAGTGGCGACGATGACCGCCTTGTCGCCGCGTCCACCATCGGCCAGGCTGGCGGATCGACCACCACGCTTGCTTCGACGGGTCTCTACTATCAGTTCAGCGCTGATACCGACATCCTGTTGAAGTTCGGCACGCAGTCTGCGACGGCGGCGGCCGGCACGGTCGACTGCTACCTGACCGGCTTCATGCGTAACCCGTAACGAACAATTGCCTGCCGGTCGCGTTTGATCGGCAGGCAATCCATTGGAGGATTTTGCAATGCGCAAGGCAAAGGCGACGTACAACGCTCCCGAAGGCGACAACAAGGTTGTCGAGATGGGCGGCGTGACGTTCTTCGACGGTCAGGAAGTCGAGCTCAACACCGACGAGCACGGCCATATGATCGACAAGCTGCAGGGAAACCCGCACTTCGACATCGAGATCGGCGAGGAACAGCAGAGCGAGAAGCGGCGCGGTCGCCCGCCGAAAAACCGCGATCTCAAGGCCGGCATCGAGGAAGCGCGGGATCATGACTTCGAGGCCGATCGCCGCGAAAACATGACCGGCCGCAAGGATCAGGCGCCCGCGAAGGGTGAAGGTGATCAGAACCCTGTCGGCTTCACCGGCACATCACCCAAGCCGAGCCAGCCGGCGCCCGAAAAGGCGTCGGCCGAATAGCCGACTACCTGAGACAAAAGGGCCGCTTTCGAGCGGCCTTTTTCATGCCTCCGAGCCGGACGGAATCCGGCAATACCCGTAGAGGAAGAACCATGGCGAACCACAACGAACAGGCAATCGAGAAGGAGATTCAGGCGAAGGGCTTGAACGCTCCGCGCCTCAATCCGCAGCACATCGACGCCACGATTAAGAGCGAGGCGTATTACGTGTTCCCCGGCACCACCATGACGGTCTGCATGCTCGTCTTGCAGAACGGATTCAGCGTCATCGGCGAAAGTGCGGCGGCGTCGCCGGAGAACTTCGACGAGGCAATCGGGCGCAAGATCGCTCGTGACAACGCCCGCAACAAGATTTGGGCGTTGGAAGGCTATCTCCTGCGCTCCAAACTCGCACAGAAGGCGGCCTAGCATGGATCAGGCCATCACTATCGGAATGCTCGTCTGGTGGGTCGTCATCGCCGGCGGCGCCATTTTGGTCATTGGTGGCCTGCTCTGGCTTTTGAGCGTGCTTGCGTCGGGGTTCAACCACTGATGTCCAAAACCCGCGCTGAGATCCAGAAGAAAGCTCTCGACATTCTGGTCGGCGGCGATGTCGGCGCGAGCATGTCGGACGAGGACGCAACTACGCTTGACGGGTATATCGATAGCGTCGTGGACGAGATCAACGGCGATGGAACGGCCTATATCGCCGATCCTGATACGCTTGATGATGCGTTGTTCCTACCCTTCGCCAAGCTGGTAGCCAATGCCGCAGCCGAGGAGTTCGGTGCGACCTCGAATGAGCAAGCAGCGCAACAGCTCCGCAACCGCATTCGTGTGCTGACCAGACAGACGCCGGGCTATGGCCCGCAGCAGGTCGAGTTCTTCTAAGTGCCAACGGTCGAGATACCGTTCCCGCTGTCATCGTCGCCCGGCGCATCCGGGCATGAAAGCGCGGGACGGCTGGTCAACTGCTACGCCGAACCACTCGGCAAGGATATCCGCGGAACGAAAGGCTTTGCGCCGCCTGTCGTCGTTTGGCGCAAATGTCCGGGGCTTTCGTTGTTTGCAGACTCCGCACAGAGCGGCTTCCGTGGAGGGCTTCTGGTGGGCACCGCGCTTTATGCGGCATGGTCCGGCAAGGCAAGCACGTTTGACTCTGCTGGCACCGAAACGGAGCTCACGGGCACGCTCAACGGCACAGAAAAGGTCTTCTGGGCTCGGAACAATAAGAGCCCAACGCCTGACGTTGTGTGTGTAGCGCCTGGTACTGGCGCGTTCACGGTCACATCGAGCGCGGTGTCGTCGTTTGCTGATACCGATGTCGGAACGCCGAACAGCGTTTTCGACATGGACGGGTATTTCATCTTCACTTATGGCGACGGCACGCTGCAGGCGTCAGGGCTGAATGACGTTACGATCAACGCACTGGATAAGACCAAGGAGCAGGCAAAGCCGGGAGGCCTGACGAGGGGGCTTAGGTTCAACGGCCAAGCCTATGTGTGGGGCCCGACGTTCGGCGCGGTCTACAGCAACACGGCGCAGCCGGTGGGCTTCCCGTTCACGCGCTCATACGTGATCCAGCGCGGTTTGCTCAGCCCGTATGCGGTCGCCGGACATGAGGATGGGTTCGGCTCGGCTCTGATATGGGTTGCTGACGACAACAGCGTTGTGCGTCATAACGGAACGCCGAACCCGCAGAAGATTTCGCCGCCTGATCTGGACCGATTGATTGCGGCGGTGGCGGACAAATCGACCCTCGAGGCATCGGTCTATATCGCGCAAGGTCATCCGAAATGGGTGATCTCATGCGATGACTTCACTTGGGAATTCGATCTCGGCAGCCTGAAGTGGAACGAGAAGGACAGCTACCAGAAGACGCGGACGCGACTTGTTAGCGGCATTTCTGCCTATGGCAAGTGGATCGGTGGCGACACGGAGGCAGGCCAACTCATCTACGTCAACGAGCAGGCTTACGATGAGGTCGGAAACCCGCTCGTATTTCAGATCGAAAGCGGCCCTGTCGGCCACTTCCCGAACAGGACGAAGGTTGCCCGCGCTGATTTCAATTTCGTGACCGGAGTTGGTCAGGATACCGGCACGGAAGATCCCACTGTCGGCATTTCATGGTCTGACAATGGCGGCATCTCTTGGAGCCAGGAATTCATCCGCAAACTTGGCCGACAGGCCGAGCCGCAGCGGGTGACGATGCTCCGCACGGGAATGACGGGATCGCAAGGACGGCGCTGGCGGTTGCGGGTCTCTGATCCCGTCTACGTGGCCTTCCTGGGTGCAACACAAGATACCGAGCTGAGGAACTACTGATGCGACGCGTTCCCAGGCCTGACAAATCTACTCCGGTTCTAGAGCAGGATGGCAGAAGCATGAGCCAAGCTTGGTTCGATTACTTCAGTTATCTTGACGCTCGTGGCGTGCTTGACGCTCCAGACGTTGATAATGCCACTTCGCCAATCGCGAATGGACAGGCTTTGCTGTACGATAGCGCCTCAAAAAAATTAAAGCCTGGGGCAAACTGATGAAGCGGTCAACTCTTCCGAGTGCAGAAGAACTTGCATCGCAATTTTCTTATGACCCAGTTTCTGGCGTTCTCTCGCGAAAATCTGATGGACACGTTCCGAAATGCAGGGGCAGATACGTTCGGGTTGAGGTTGGTGGCAAGTGCGTTCTTGCGCATCGCGTCATCTGGAAAATGGTGAATGGCGATGAACCCAACATCATCGACCACATTGATGGGAACGGCCGGAACAATCGGCTTTCCAACCTTCGTTCCGCAACCCATGCCGAGAACCTGAGGAACAGAGGTGCCCCATCTCACAACTCCAGCGGTATCAAGGGCGTTTCTTTCGAGACCGCGACAGGAACTTGGCGCGCGCAAATCACCGTCAATTACAAGGCCATAAATCTAGGCCGATATCCGACAATCGAACTAGCGGCACAGGCACGCCGGGCCGCTGCTGAGCGCCTGCACGGCGAATTTGCGAGGGCGAACTGATGGGCCTCTTTTCGATCTTCTCGAATGACGACGCCGAGCAGGCAGCGCGCGACCGCAACGCCGGCCTTCAGCAAGGCTACAATGCCTTGTCTGACCTGTACGGCCAAGGCCGTACAGCTCTTCAGCAGGGCTATGACAAGGCCTCTGGCTACTATGCTCCGCTGGTTGCCTCGACCACGGCGGGAGCAAATGCCTATGGTGATGCATCTGGCGCGAATGGGACCGCTGGCCTCGCCCGTGCGATGGACGTGTTCAAGAACAGCGGTCAGTACGGCAATTATGGCTTCTCGCTCGATCAGGGTCTCCAAGCGCTCAATCGTACCCATGCCGCAGCCGGCAATCTCAGCAGCGGCAATGCCGACACCGACACGCTGAAGTACGCGACAAACCTCGCCAACAGCACCTATGGCAGTTACCTTTCCGGCCTTCAGCCCTATCTCGGCGCTAACAATAGCGCCGTGGCTGGTGCGGCCGGAACGGCTACCGGCGAGGGCAACGCGCTCAATCAGAGCTATCAGGGACAGGGCGCCGCCGCTAACGCCAACTATACAGGGCAGGGCGCGAGCAACGCAGCCGCTGATATGAACAATTACAACGTAGGCAGCAACATCTTTGGAGCGCTTACGAGCCTTGGCGGCCTTGCACTCGGTGGCCTAGGCGGTATGGGCGGCCTAGGCGGATTGACAGGCGGCTTTGGCGGCACAGGATTTAGTCTCGGTCCAACGTCTGTCGGCGGCGCGCCTGTCAGTGGCGGCCTCTTCAGCATGTTCAAGTAAGGGACTGCAATGGCTGATATCGACCAAATCATTGCTGGAGGCGCGGGCGCAAGCTCGCGTGTTGATTTTGCCAAGCTGGCCGATCTTCCATCGTATTACTGGAAGGGACGTGATGAATACGCAAAGAGTGAACTCCGGGACTCCTTTCGTGATGGCTTACCGCGTACTGCGGATGGGCAGCCTGATTTCGGCGCGATCTCGCAGACGTTCTTCAAGAATGGAGACATGGCCAGTGGCCTAGCAGCAACTAAGCTTGGCTTGGAGCAACAAAAACTTAAGTACGGTATGGAAGCCGGGGCCTCCGACTTTCCAAGTGCAACACCGCCATCTGCAGCGGCGCCGCCCGCTACGCCTCCGATCACTAGCCCACCTTCAGCTAACCGATCCGCTTCCGTACTTGTAGCAGCACCGCTCAACCGTGGTGGGGCTACCGCTGGGGCGCCGCGTGGCGATCAGCCCGGATCAATCGTCGGGCTTGTATCTGGCGCTGGCGTACCGGATGAGCTGGCAGGACCGATCATTGCGCAGGTATCCGCGATCACGAAGACGGACCCCAACGCCGCGGTGAACCCGCAGAATGCGCAGCGTGTCGCGCAGATCGTTCAAGAGGTGGTGCGGCGGAATGGGATGGGCAGCCAGCCTCCGGCAGCCGCGGCACCACAATCCGCGCCTGTCGCTGCACCGGCCCCGGCTGCACCTCCTGTTGATCCGACCCTTGGTGGACTCGTGCCGAACGGTCGTACTCCGCAGCAGCAAATTGACATCCTCTCGCGCCGCGTTGCCAGCGGTCTGCTGACGCCGGAACAGGCCAAGGTCTACGAAACACGCATCAAGGCCATTCAGGACGCCTTGCAGCCCACGCAGGACATGAAGAACGCGGCGGCTTCCGGCAAGTCGCTCGAGGACTATCAGAACCGGTCTGATGAGCAGGCAACGCAGCGCGAAATCCTGAGCAAGAGCCTTCTTCCGAAGCTGGACAAGAGCCAGGACGCCGCCACCGCCGCTAGGGATGACATCGACTCCATCCACCGTGCTCGGGAGGAGTTGGACAAGGGAGCTGGAGTTTTCTCTGGCTCGTTTGCGGACAAGCGCCTGCAGCTCGCCAAGCTCGCGTCGTTTCTCGGCGTACAGAACGCCGACAAGATCGCGAACACTGAGGCATATGCTGCGGCGGTCGGTCAGCGCGTGGCGGCGATGGTCAAGGCGTTCGGCAGCGGTACGGCTATATCCGATGGAGACCGGCGCTTTGCATCCGAAATGGCAGGCGGCCGGATCACCCTCGATGAGAAGTCGATGCGCCGTATCCTCGATATTGGTGAGCGTGCCGCCAGAGGAAAGATCGACAATCACAACAAGCTTGTCGATAACACGATGAACGCGAATGAGGCACTGAAGCCGGCGCGCGATACATACATTGTGACTGCCCCAGGCGCGTACAAGAAGGCCGAAAGCGAGAGCGGACCTTCTGCGATAGGATCGAAGGCGGATTATGACAAGCTGCCTTCGGGCTCTGTGTTCACTGGACCGGACGGGAAGCAATGGCGGAAACCATGAACCCAGCCGATTGGGGCGCTACTCCGGTCGAAAGCCCTGCTAGTTGGGGCGCCGTAGCTGTGATGGAGCCGCAGCGCGAGAGTTCAGCGATGCCAGCCGCGCTTGCTGACGTGCCAACAGAGATCACGAACGCAGCGGGTAATGCTATCGACAAGATGGCCGCAGTGAAGAACCGTGCGCAGCAAGGCCCTATCGAGGGGTTGCTGACGACGGGACGCGCTGTGCTCGCTATTCCAGAGCTGGCGATGTCTCCAATCACCGGGGCCGCGCGTTCGTTGATCGGTCATCCAATGGCCGATCTCGAACATAAAGTGGGTGAGGTCATCGCGCCTGAAATAGCCGCCAAGGACGATCCTCAGGCGATGTATGAGCGAGCGAAAGGGGACGTTGATCTTGCATTGGCGGGCGCGCGCCCCGCCGCACCTAAACCGCCAATGGTGACGGCGCCGACGATTCAAGAACTTCGCGCCGCTTCCCAAGCCGCTTATCAGAGTCCCGAAGTCGTCGGTCTAGAGATCAAGCCTGGTACGCTGAAAGGCTATTCTGATAAGACGCAAATCGCTCTCAATCAGGAAGGCTTTGACGATATTGTTGCTCCCAAGACCTTCGCTTTGCTCCAGCGCGTGCAGCAATTTCCGCCGAATGCCACTGTGACAGGGCAGAACCTTAACAGCCTAAGGAAGACGCTCAGCAAGTTGGCTGGAGGCAATGACCCGACTGAGAAAGCAGCCGCAAGCTTTGCAATTGACCATCTCGACGACTTCGTTCCTGCCATTTCTCGGTCTGATGTTATCGGTGGGGATCCAGCCGCCGCTGCTGCCAAGCTTGAAGAAGCCCGCGGTAATTGGGCCGCGGCAAGCCAGGCCGCAAAGATGGACAAGCGGATTGCAAGGGCCGAAATGCAGGCGGACGTGGCCAATTCGGGCATGAATGTCGAGAATCGCATCCGTACTCAAATGGGAAAGATTGCGATTGACGACAGGGAGGCAAGGGGGCTGACACCTGCAGAGGTGGCGGAAGCCCGCAAGATAGCCGAGGGCACTCCGGTACAGAACGCGATGCGCGCCGCTGGGAACGTCATGGGTGGCGGCGGTGGTCTCGCTGCGTTCGTCGCCGGCATTCCAACTGGCGGGCTCGCGCCGGCCGCCGGTTTTGCGCTCAAACTTTTGTCTAATCGCATGACGCTGAAGCAGGCCGAGCGGCTTTCAGAGGCGATTAGAATGCGGGCACCGCTCGCGAGTTCAGCTCAGAAATTCGGTCAAGCGTTTGCGAACTACCAATCATCAAAGACCCCAAGCGCTCTTGCTGGAGTGGCGGTGGCGGCGCGCAATCTGTCGAACAATCTTGACGGCGCGGACTTCAAAGCTTCCGTTGCGAGTTTGCTGAGAGACTTGAACGTTAGGCCTGGTCGTCCTCAGGGTGAATGATCGTGCGTTTTTGCTCAATATATTCTCTTAAGGAGCGAGGACCGGGATCTAACAGCCGGCCGCCGCGCAGACGTCGGATTGTGGAATAAATAGCCGTCCCGATGAGAAGCGCTGGAAGGCCAAATATAATCGCGTTGATCATCAGAAATGCTTCGGCAAACCGGCCTGCTTGAGGACAGCGTTAGCGGTATGACGCGACTTGATGTTGTTATCGACGACGAAGCGGCGTTGCGTGATTGGGCTTTCCCAAACTTCGTGATCGCCGCGTCCTTGACGTACGAAGGAGCACTTTGCCTCCGCCAGAATGTCTTTCAACTCTGGCGTCAGGCTCTTCATGCAGCTCGGCGAGAGTGCGTCACGCGGCGTGAGAACGACGCGACAACCTCAACGGGAACGTCGATGTCGCGGTCGTCATCATCGGAGAGGAGATCGAGAATTAGGCCGGGCAGCTTCCGGTCCAGTTCGTCGAGGCTCGGGGCCTCGGTGACGAGGCCGGGCAGATCAGGACTTTCAGCGACCCAAACCTTGACTTCGTCATCCCAGGTAGCACGGACGAGAATGAGGCGGTCGGACATTACAGGCACCCTTGGTGTGGATTCTCCCACAGGGAGACTACGGAAGATAATTCCATACGGAATGTCAACAAGGGGTTCACATCCCGGTTCCTATGGCCTCGCGCGCGTACTGCGCGGAAATCCCCGTAGACCAATCTAAGTATATGTAACTATTAATAAATCAACCGTCAACCCAAAAGCACAGGGTTTCTGATGCGCAAACGCCTTTGGCTCCTCGCTTGGCTTCTCGTCACCGCTCCGGCCTTTGCCGCCGGCACTGTCCCCGGCTTCTCGCTGGTGCCGCAATTCGATTTGACCGGCAAGGTCGCGCCTGGATGCAAACTCTATGTTATCCAAGCCGGCACTGTTGCGACGCCGCAAACGCCATATCAAGACACGGCG